AATATCCTGTTGAGTTTATTGCTGGTAAAAAAGATGAGACAGACTCTTTAACAGATAATCAAATTATGAGTTTTATATCTTACAAAGGTATTAGAACTTGGGAATATGCAACTTGTACAAATACTATTTGGAAAGATGCAAGAAGAGTAAGAATTTTCGATTTAGCAGCTCAAGCAACAATAGATGCTTTATTTGAGTGCGTTGATAAAGATATGAGCGAACTGTTTGCAGCAAAGAGAGCTTTAGAAAACTTCATGGATGATCTTGTAGGTCAAGATATTATGGTTGATGGTTTTAGAGTTTATCTTGATACAAAAAGAACAACTCAAACAGCTATTGACAGTGGTGAGTTTTATCTAATGGTTGATTGTGATGAGATGCCAAGTCCTAGATTAATTAATGTTACATATAACAAAGTGTCTCAAAGTGCTGAGAGAATTTATAAACTTATTGAGGAGGCTTAATTATGAGAAGTGTTGTAACTGAAGTAAATTGTTTTATAGAAGGATATGGGAACTTAGGTAGAACCGTATCTTTTAAAGCTCCTGAGTTAAAGCAAAAGAGTGTAAATGGAACAACTGGAGTTGGAGATAGATCTTATGCAACAGGACAATTTGAGTCATTAGATAGTGAGTTTTCTTGTGCAGCTTTACCTGAAGCAGTTTTTAATGCTTTATCAAAACTTGATGAAGCAGAGCTGATATTTAAAAAAGCTATTAGAACTGGCTCAAAAGTAGATAGTTACACTTGGATTTTAAAAGGAGCTATTAGTATTAGTTATGGAGATAGTAAACCAGGTGAGATGTTAGATATTAAAGTATCTCAAAAAGGTGTAAAAAAATACATCCACGAAATTAACAATAAAGTTAAAGTAAAAATCGACCATGACAATCTTATTTGTGAGATTGATGGTAAAGATTTAATGGGTGATGTTAGAAGAGTTTTAAGAGCTTAAAATTAATAAAAAAGGAAAAAATAAAATGGCAAAAGAAATAAATAAAACAAAAGTGGTTGCATATCTTGGAGATTCAAAATTAGAGTTGGCAACTCCATTAATTGTAGCTGGAAAAGAGATTAAAGAAATTGTTATAAAAGAACCAAAAGTAAAAGACTTAAAAGCAGTAAGTCATATACATAATGATTTAGATAGAACAGTAACACTAATAGCAAATAAAAGTGGATTTACAATTGATGAGATTGAAGATTTTCCAACTCATATTTATATGAAATTACAAGGTTTGGTAGAGCCTTTTTTGCGTTAGGTTTAACTAAAGAATATATTTTAAAAGGTGCAGGTCTTATAGGATATATCTATCACTTTAGTTTTAAAGAAATTATGAAGATGAAAGTTAGTGAGTTTATGTTTTTTATAGAAGATAGTAAAAATTATATCCCAAAGGTTGATAAATGAAAATAGGTTTAGGTATAGAAATTGGTGCTGTTTTTAAAGGTCTTGGTGCTTTTAAAGATACTGCTAAATCTGTAGATGAATTAAATCCAAAATTATCAACTTTGGAAAAAATAAAACTTGGAATTACAGATTCATTTAAAAAATTATCTTCTCAAGTAAAACTCGCTACAAAAGATATAGAAAAGTTTAACTCTATAAAAGAGAAGATGGAGAGTACTAACTTAAAATTAGACTCTTTGAAAAACTATAGAAATGATTTTAAATCTTCTATCATGGATAAAGTTGCTCTTGGTACAACTGTAGCTTTACCTATGAAACTAGCAATAGATTTTGAGAGCTCTATGGCTGATGTAAATAAAGTAGTTAATTTAGCTTCAAATGAGGAAGCAAAAGCATTTGAGAACTCTATATTAAAAATGACTAGATCAATTCCAATAAATGCAAGTGGTTTAGCTGAAATTGTAGCAGCTGGTGGACAGCTTGGAATTACAAAAGATAAGCTACTAGATTTTACACAAGTTACTGCAAAAATGAGTACAGCATTTGATATGAGTACTGCTGAAGCTGGAGAGTCAAGTGCTACACTTATGAATATTTTTGGTTTAAGTGTATCTGGAGTTTCTTCTTTAGGTGATGCATTAAATCATCTATCAGATAACAGTGCATCAAAAGCAAAAGATTTAGTAAATGTATTAGCTAGAGTTGGTGGAACTTCTAAAGTATTTGGAATAACTGCTGAGCAAACTGCAAGTTTAGCAAGTGCATTTTTAGCTATGGGAAAACCTGCTGAAGTTACTGGAACAGCAATTAATGCTCTTTTACAAAAGCTTGGAACTGCTGATAAACAAGGTGACAAATTCCAAAATGCTTTAAGTCAAATGGGACTTAGTACACAAGAGTTAAAAGATAATATCAAAGAGAATGCTGAGGGTGCAATAGTTGATTTTTTAACAAAAATTAATGGTATTGAGAATGATGAAAAGCTAGGTTTATTATCTGATATGTTTGGTGCTGAATATGCAGATGATATTGCTTTATTAACAACGGGAATAGATAACTATACAAGTGCAATAGGTCATTTAGCAGATAAAACTAAATATGCGGGAAGTATGAATAGAGAGTTTGAAGTTAGAAGTAACACCACTGCAAATAGTATGGTTCTATTTAAAAATGGTATTTCTGAGATTGGTATAAACATAGGAAGTGTATTATTGCCAGCTCTTAACTTTGTTTTAAAACCACTAATAGGCATGACAAACAGTTTAGCAGATGCAACTTCTCAATATCCAGTTCTTACAAAAGTTGTATTTGGTGCAACATTTGGAGTTATTGGTTTAGGAATTGCTTTTTCAACTTTAGGATTTATGGGAAGTTTTGCACTATCTGGATTGTTAATAGCTAGAAAAGGATTGTTACTACTTACAGCTGCTTTAAATTTTGCAAAAATAGGAGTTAGATCTTTTATTGGAGCAACTGGAATAGGGCTTTTAGTTGTAGGTGCAAGCTTAATATATGAACATTGGGATCCTATAAAAACATTTTTTTCAGAGCTATGGGATAATCCTATGAAAAAATTAAATGAGTTTTGGGAAGGTTTAAAAGAAAAGATGTCTTGGGCTAAACCAATCTTAATGGAGCTTGGTACATTGTTTGGAATGGTTAGCAAAGAAGAGTTAGCAGCTTTTAAAAAAGAGGATGCTCAAAAAAGTCTAGATGAAGCTAAAAAGAAAACTTTACCAGATATTCCAAAAGTAAATGAAGCAGCAGGTACAAGTAAGGTTGTACATAATACTCCGACCTACAACATAACTGTAAATAATCCAGCAGATGGATTTGATATAGAAGCTGAGATGAAAAAAGTAGAACAAAAGAATAAAAATAAACAGCTAGAGGATTTAGACTGATGATTTTAGGTATGTTAGGTGATTTTGAATTTAAGATGAACGAAGCAGAGTTTAATCAAGTAAAAAAGCAAATAGATTTTGGATGGGTTAGCTCAGATAGAATAGCTAACCACGTTAAACATCAAGTAGCTAAAAAACCAAAGATTGATTTCTCTATATCTGGGAACTTAATCATGAAGTCAATTTATACTTTTGATAATTTAGAAAAACTAGGTGAACTTCAAGAACCTGTACTTTTAAATTTTGTAGATACTTACCCAGTTTTAGTTGTTATTAAAAGTTTGACAAAAGATATGAGCAGATTCATCAAAACAGGTGAATATATGGAGCAAAGCTTCAGTGTAGAGCTTGAAAGATGGTATAGATGAAACTAACTATTACAGAAGAAAATAAAAGATTGGATGAGATAGTTTTTTCTCATTATGGTTCACTAGCTCACTTTCAAAAAGTATTAGAACTAAATAATATTACTAAAGTATTTTTAGACTTAGGTGATGTTATAGAACTTCCAGATATTGAAGATTTAGAAGAGAAAAAAGATGAATTTAGTGAAGTAGGAGGTCTTTGGTGAAACCTAGATTTAAAGTAGTTGTAAATGGAAAAGATATAACAGAAATTATAAACGAAAATGCTTCAAAAATAAGCTTTCATGATGAAGATGGAACATCAAGCGATGATATAAGATTGAACGTTGAAGGAAGCTTTAGAAGACCAGCTTATGGTGATGAAATAAAGCTTTGGATTGGTGATGAAAATGCCATGATGTTTTGTGGTACTTTTGCTGTTCAAAATGCAAAAACAATTAATGGTAGCAGATTAGAAATAAATGCAACTGC